CCTAACATACCAGTAAACATATCTCTACGTTCTTGAGCTGATAGTTGTTTTGGTTTTTCAATGTGAGGTTGAGCATAAGTGTCTTTTGATTCAGTCATAACTTGTTTTGGGGCACGAACTGCTTCTAAAAGAATTTCTTTTAATTCTTCTTGGATAGCTTCTTTTACAGCTTCCTTGATTAATTTTTTAAATTCTGTCGGTTTCATTAGTTATAAATATTAAAGTTGTTGTTCTTTTTTTAAATTTAATTTATCTATTTCTAGTTTTGCTTCTTTTATAATAGAATTATTATCAGAGCCATATGTAGCGGTTGTATTTAAAACAAATTCTTTTTTAGAATTAGTTACTTGAGCAAATCTTTTAATTAATTTTGTAGTTTGTCCTTCTTCTGAGAGGATAGATATATTATATCCATCATAATTAAAGTTACTAACATTAATATTATTATTTGGAGATGGTGGTTCATCTACAATATTACTAAAATTAGGAGATATGTTTCCAACATCAATGCCATTTTCTATAGAACAAAAAACTAATAGTAAATCTAAAATGTCTAATTTATCAGCAATACTTTTAAATTGATTTGTTATTAAACCAATACTGCCTTTAGTTTGTTCAACAATAGAATTAGAAGCTTCTAAACCTTCTTGAGCATCATCTAATTTAGTAATAAGTGTAGCTATAAATCCTGTTGTTATAGGGGCAGGGGCAGTTGGTAAAGGAGCTACTTTAATAATTCCAATTAATATTTCTAATGTAGGAATAATATCACTAATAGTTTTTAATTGTTCTTCAGCTTTTGTTATACCTTTAATAGAATTAGGATTAACAGTTTGGTTTATAGATGATTTAAATTCTTTTAATGAAGCTATATTTCTGTCTGTTGGACATTTTGATTTTAATTTATTTTGTAGTATTTTAGTATCTTCTGTTTGACTTAGTTTAACTAATTCTTCTTTTACAAAAGTTTTCCTTTGTTCTGGATCTTGAAATTGTTTGGCTTTATTTTGTATTTCTTGATAGTCAGCGTAATATTTTTCAAGTTTAGCTTTATTATTATTAATAATTTGAATGTTCTCTTCCCCAACAATACTATTAATTTTAGTATTTACTTTTTGTTTAACTTTATTTGAAAATCCAAATACAGGATCCAATTGTTCAAACAAATATTTACTTAATGTTATGGCGTTTTTTTTCTGTGACATTATATTTTAACATAAATGACCATATTTTTCAGCAAAATAAGCTGGCATTTTTGAGTGTCCTAAACCTAATGAAATTGTTTGACTTCCTCCTGCTTTTAAATTATTTATTAAATAATCAATCTTAGGAACATAATAAGATGGTGTTCCCCAATTTTTTTTATTGTAAATCATAATACTATTATTAGTGTATGTGTACGTAGTACTCATAGCTTCTGGGGAAGGATCAATAAAACCAATAAATTTATAGGCTTTACCAGCAGATGTAGCACCTACTGATACTCCTGCTCGTCCACTTTTTGAGAAAACAACAATACTATTAATATTTAAATTAGGATAATTTTGTTTAATATTAGCTTTAGCTTTAGCCATATTGTTCTCTCCATACTCCCAATCCATAAAAGCAAAGGCTGTGTTATTAAATATAGGTTCATTTCCTTTTTTAAATTCACTATACATAAATTTTCCCCCATATGAAACACTTTTAGTACCTCCAAACACCACACATATAGAATTTGGATCAGAAGGTTTATTAGGTATAACATAAACAATACCTGATTTTCCTTCTCCTACTGGAAGTTCTTTAACAGTATATCCTCCATTATTATTGATAACTGGGGGATCAGTTGTAACAACAGGGTCTGGGGCAGAACCTGTATCAAAAGGAATTACTGGGGGTAATTCAGGTTCAACATCCACATATGTAAAATCTCCAAATAAATCACTATCCACTTCAAAATCAGGAGATGACACTATAGAAGCAGAAACAGGAACTGAAGCTGAAAGGGATGATGATAATTCTGATGGTATTTCTTCTGAGCCTGAAGTTAGTGATTCTAAGGAACCAGTATCTTCTGTAGGGTATATTGGTTCATCAACAATAACTTGTCCAGTATCTGTTACTTCAGCAAAAGTAGAATTTTCTGGGGTCACAATTGTTATTGGTGCAGGAGGTGTAGGTGCTTGGAAAGGTGCACTAACAGAGACTTTACTATTAATTACTCTAACTTTATCTGAAAGTAAAAGATCTAAATTAGATTGAATAGTTTTAAGATCTACAGAACATGCTTTACTAACCATATTTAAAGGAGCAAAAGGTGCTCCTGGGGGTAAGGAAGCCAAAACAGATAATTGATCTAAAACAGTAGTTAAACTATCTATTAAATCTTTTAAAGCAGTTACAGTATCTTTACCTAATAATATAGGTTGAGAATCATTATCTGATTTAGTACCTAAATTAATTGCTTGAGCTGATATATTAAATGTATCAGTATCAACATTAACAGAGGTTAAACTATTTAATCCTATTGAATTATTTGAAGAAAGTAATAAATGATCTTTAGCAGCATTAAATACTAAACGGTCAGATGTTACTATAACTTGAGAACCTTCATATTCTGAAGGAACTGTAGGGGCTGATGTATAGCTATTATAATTTATACTAGCTGCTTGAAGAGGGATTTTTTGAGTACTACCTAAATATATTGACGCTAAATCTTCATTTACATCTTCTAAAATAGGAATCCAACCTTCTGTAGTAGTGTTTTTAGTTTGGCCATTTCTTATAATAGTAATAGGATCTCCATTAATACCTGCTGTTGACCAAAGATTAGGGTTATTAGCTCCATTAACAGTACTACCAAATCTTAAACTATTTCCCCATCTTCCTTCATAAATAACATCACCTTCATAAGGTAAAAGAGGTTTAATTTCAGATCTTTCAAAAAAAGTTTGACCTAAAAATATCTCTGTAGATTGATCTGTTACTCTTCTAACACTGCCTGCCTCTGTTTGAATGTAATCTTTTTGTTGAGAATCAGGTAAAGTATTTGGAAATGAAGGAAATCCATTATGATGAGGATGATTCCAAACTGAGACTACACTTATATAATAAGCTATTCTATTACTAGTTGCACTAGCAATATTAGTACCTGGAAGGCCAAATATATAAACTATTTCATTTACTAAAGGTAATTGTTTTAAATTAGGAAAAGCAGGTCTAGCAGTCTGAAGTTTTTGACCGGATGAAGTAGGGGCATTAATATGTTCATATTCAATAGTTCCTAAACCATTCCATTCACCTAATTCTTTAAAGCGAGGATGATATTGATCTAAAACTATACTTTTAACTCTAACAGATGATAAAGGACCATTTATAGCTCCTGCTAATGTAGAACCAAATTGGTTACTATTATTAAGATTTAAAGCTCCACCAATACCAAATTGTCCTGCCATTATTTTTTCTCTCCAACATTTTTAGCTAAATCAAATAATTGAGCTTTTTCTTCATCTGAGAAAGCTAATTCATTAGATCCGTTTTGGGCTTGTACTTGTAAAGCACGCTGAACAATGGTAGCCATTTTGATGAGTTGTTCATCATTTTTAACTCCAATTTCCATATATTCCTTAATTAAAGGTACTACTAAAGTAGCATCTCCAATGTCATTAATAAGAGGTTTTAATTCTCCAATTAAGGCAGAAATTTGAGCTTCTTTTTTCTTTTGATTCTCATAAATTTCTTCCAAAATGTCAGAGAATTTTTTATTTTTAAATATTTTAGAATCTAATCCACTCATAAGTTTTGATTATAAATATTAAAATCAAAACCTTGTATATCCGTGTTCTAGATAAAATACATATTCTTCTTTAAAAATATCATAAAGTTGATTAGCTATTTTAGTTATTTTAGGAGTTTTAGCATCAACCATTTCACGAATGTAGATATAAAGCGCTTTTTTATTAAAAACATCTATATCTTCTCTTTTTCTAAATAATTCTAAGATGGCGTCTGCTATTTGAGCATCCTCACCTTTTGGAAATAATTCAAAAATATGTTTTGTACAATAGGCTGTATAAATATCTATAAAATCTGAAAGTTTTTCTATCTGTGGAGAATCATCTATTGAGTAAGAATGTGTCTCATCTTCTTCAATTACAGACACAGGGGCAGTTTCAACTCGTTTTTTATAATTTTTCTGGTTTGAAAGAATTAAATAACGCTTAACAATAGTACCAAAATAAGAATAAGCTTTAGCTCCTTTAGCAGGATTAAATAAATGAATTTTGCTTAAAAGAAATGAAATACATTCAAATTGTAAATCTTCAATATTATCTACTTCTGTATAATAAAATTTAAAAGTATGAATAATATTTTCTGTTAATTTAAAAAAAGCATAATGGATACGCTCATGATAAATTTTATTTTTTTCTTCAAAAGTAGCAGCATTATTGTAAGCTACAATTGCGTCTTCTGTATCTTGGGTAAAGTATTGTACTCCTTTTTTCTTTTTAGCCATTACAAGGGTCATAAGTTTTTGATTTTAAATTGATTCAAAACATCTTGAATCATTTTTACTTGTCCAAAAAACCAACCAATTTCATCATCAGCTTCAAATAACCCTTTGTCATCAACTTCTTTTAATTTTTTATCAGATATATCAATAATGTCTGAAATTTTGTTTAGATAAGTTAAATAAGAAGCAAGAATATCTTCTTGTCTTTCATTTTTTCTAAGAAGGTTAAAGGTCGTGTATCCTAAGACCACGACCATTATTGAAAGAATTGTAATTATTAATATCATAAACTATCTAACATATTTTTAAGTCCTTCACTTTTTAAATTACTTAAAGCTTTAGACTTAGTACCTGATGTTGCAGGTTGTGATTTTTTATTAGTCTCCAATGTAAATGATTTCTTTGAGGTATCCAAGTTACCTTGTAATTTAGGTAACCATTCACGTTCAAATTCAATACGAGCAGCCATTAAATCAGCCTGGTGAACAATGTAAGGTAAAGATGTTCTAGGCTTAGTCTCTGGCATATATGTCATTAGATATTTTTCATTAGCTTTATCATATAGACCATCATGTGTCTGAATGGCAACCATTTCATTGAAAGTATATTTAATATCATGAGACTGAAGTAAATAAAGACCTCTATCAGGAACAGAAGCAAATGCTAAAGCATCATTAAATTTATAATCTTCCCCTAATTTTTCTCGTCTCCAATTATCAGTCTGGGGGATATAAGAGTCATGATTTTCATCTCCTAATTTACCTAAGTCATGATTAAGGGCAGAGAATACAAGTTCTTCTTTAGTATAAGTACTAATATCAGCTCCCATTTGGGCCCATAAATCATGAAGATGAAGAGCACAAGTGATAACTCTATTAACATGTTCTACATAACCACCTGGGAAGGCATTATGATATTCTTTTTTATGAGCAGCAGGCATAAGCATAATCCTTCCAGCATACTTTTCATAAAATTCAATTAATTTAGTTTTACGAGGTTCAGAGATATGATCTTCAATAAAACCTAGTAACTGCATCCAGTTACCTTGTATTTCCTCAGCTGTTAATTTCATTTGATCCTAATGGTTCTTGATTTAAAAAAACTTTAGCGTCATCAATAGCTTCACGTAAAGTAATTAATACTTCCTTTACATCTTCTTGACTACCACCACGTTGGAGGAAGAAATACAGTTTCTCAATCTGTCCCTCAGCTTTCTCCAAACGTCTCATTATAATATTCCTATTTTTCATATATGTCTATCATTTGTCCCCCTTATTCATCCCCCATCTTATCCCCTGTCTCTCATCCATCTTTCCTCAGTCTCAAAACCCCACATATCGAATAATAATAAAAACTTTTTTGGAGGCCAAATTATCCTTGAATTTTCTTTACTTCATCTAAAATTTTCTTTAAATGAGCGCATTTTTCATATTCTTCTTTTTCCTGGAAGTATGAAATAGTCTCTTTTAAGGATTTTTCTAGGGTAATATCTAATATAAAATTAATTGATTCTTTATGAGTATCCAAGTTAGGATCAAATTTTGAAGCATAGTACCAAGCTCTTTCATAAGCAAGATCATCACCTACCAGGTCTAAATCTCCTAATTCTAATTCTGGGTCTGACTTTTCTAGGAATGAAACTATTTTCCTTTTAAATAGCTTATGATTTTGCATTAATTTTTTAAACATGCCTAACCAGTAAGCAGGATGTTCTTTAAAATCAACAAATACAATTTGTGTATCTTCTTTTATTTTATCTTCAGAACCGGAGTCAAATAAGTTAAATATCTTATTTATGTCCATATATCCATACATATAGGCGCCATAAAAAAGTTATATAGCGCCTATATTAAACTACCCTATGAGGGTCGATAAATTATGCGAAAGGTTACTGAAGTGGTTTATAGACCAAGTAACATATCAATAAGTTCTGGTTGAGGAAACATATCAACTTTGTCTTTTCTGGTATTAGTATGTGTCCACATTCCTTTTATTTTACCATAATATGCGTCTTGATTAAATTCAAATCCATCAACACCTTTTTTCTTAATTTCTTCTACTAATCCCTTACGAACATCTATATTATCTCTTTCAGCAATCCAAAGTATCCACTTTCTAAGTGCTTCAATTTGAGCATCTGAGTAACGATGCCAAATTTTATGTCCTCTAAACTCTTTAGCTAGTGTTACTGTTTGGGATTCAACAACTGGGGTTCCTTGGTATGCTTTACCATTGATAACATATCCAAAATTACATACTTCAATTCCTACAGAATGTGTGTGCATATATTGTGAACCATTTTTACCTAAATGCCAACCATATCCTCCTTCTGGGAATGCTTGTATCATTTCTCCATCATATTTAATGTCATTGCCTTTTATTGATTGACCCCCTAATACAAATTCAGTGGCTACAGCCCCCCTATTATCATTACCCCAAGCATTAATTACTTGATAAGGATTATGCCAACCAGCAGTATGATGTAAAAAAACATATTCTTTATTTGTTGGACCTACTTTATATTCTCCTGGTGGTAAGAAATTTTTATGAATAATTAATCCATTTTCAGTTTTGTAAATTTTTTCAGATAAATCAGTAGTAGCGAGACCCATAGCGTCCCAAGTTTTAGGGCCTACA